ACCGATTTCGCTAAGAACCAATTCAATAAACTTAATAATGTTTTTGATTTGTTGCTTACTCAAATGCATGTAACCTTGTACAAGTTGGTCATCTTTACCTTCTTGTACCTCGGTAAACTCAATGAGTTTTTTATTCCAAGTTTCAACCATGAAACTAACATGCTGAGGCAATACATTCTTTTTAGCCAATTCATCAATTGGGCGGTATGTATGTTTAGTAGGTGCACCTGCTTGAATGAAATCATCTAGCAAGCCTTCCAATTCACCTGCGGCTTCACTAGCCTTTTCCCGCATGATTTCTTGTACATTAGGCCGATTGACAGCCGGCGCCTCAGACTTAACTGGGCCACCTGTGCGGCTAGCCTCTTTGACTTCGGGTTTATAGATTGTATTCAACAACCTACCGATTTCATTGTCCAAGGTCTGTTTTTCATATTCTACTAATACTAGACCACGGAGTGTCATACGAGACAACCAACCAATCGTTGGGATGATTTCGTTGTCAGCAACACGCCTGATAGTTTTAGCTTCAGTAGTTTTGGCATTCAAGTCTAGGTACTGTGCCAAAAATTCTTTGGCGTCTTTCTTGTTATAAAATTTGTTGTACCAATTGAACGCTCGGGATAGTGCTATACCGCGATCATCCTCAGTAGGCTGAATCAGGAACGAAGGCTCTTCACCAAAATATTTGACATCTTCATCCTTGGGGGTCAGACTACGGACCAAACCAACTTCTTCTACGGCTTTCTTGCTAGCTTTCCTAACCATGATCACTCCTGTTTACGATCTATATATCAATGATACACGATCTGCCATTTATTGTCAAGCCTCGTGCATGATAAATACATATATGCCAAGACTTAGCCTCTACCGTTCCAATAAACAAAACGACTATAGATTTTTAGATAGATCCATATCGGAAATGTTAACTGTTGGTGGAACTGATTTATACATACATAAATATTTAGGTCCTACTAATCAAGGTGCAAGCGTTGATTATACTCAACCTGAGTATTCTACACTAAATCCCACTAATATACAAGACCTGTTGTTTTTAGAAAACCGTGATAGAACATACGATACTAGTATATATCGGTTGCGTGGACATTACAATGTACAAAACTTAGACTTTGATTTAAGTCAATTTGGATTGTTTTTGAATAATGACATTATCTTTATTACAGTACATTATAATGACATGATTGAACTTATAGGTAGAAAGTTAATGGTAGGTGATGTATTAGAATTGCCGCATTTACTTGATTACAACCCATTAAAAGAAACAATACCAGTAGCATTAAAAAGATTCTATCAAATAACTGATTCTAATTATGCTAGTGAAGGATTCTCTGTAACATGGTATCCCCATCTATGGCGCATTAAATGCGAGCCAATGGTTGATAGTCAAGAATTCAGTCAAATACTACAAGAGCCTATTGATCAGGATAATTATTTAGGTTTATGGGATAAAGATAAAACTTATCCACCTGGTTATATAATCACTTATGGCGACAAGAATTACGAATCAATTACAGATGTTCCTGCTGGTGTATATCCACCAAATCCAGCATATTGGCAGTTATCTACAGAACAGAATCTTAAAGATATACTTGCTACATATAACAAGAATCTTGACATTAATAATGCTGCATTACAAGAAGCCGCTAGAATCGTTCCGCAATCAGGATACAATCGTAGTAGTTTATATATTGCCCCAACATATGGTGAATATGAATCAAATGGTGTATTATCAGGAAAGAATGATCAACCTTCACCACCTATTAACTTAATTACTAGCTCAAGTGGAGAACCTACTACAGGTACAGTAGCAATGATTCGTAATCCTAATTACAAAATTGCAAGTCCTGTAGTTAAAATATCTAAAAAAGCATTACAAAGTATATGGGACATAACAGTAGATGCTATAAATGTTTCTACTCAAATTAATTTAGAGGTACTTCAATTAGCACCAAAAAGAATAGGTAATGATTCAGGACAAGTTGAAGGTGATTATATTCTTTCATTAGAGTCTAATGGCCCAGTTACTGGTCCATATGGAACTTCTGATAATACATATGCAACAGGTGATCAAAACCCAGTAGCACCCGGTTTCACTGGTACGGTAACACCACAAATGAATTACCGTGCTGATTGCGATCCTGCATTCCAATATATTGCTAGATCAAGTCCTAGAACATTCGGATATAGTGCAGGCTATTTAACAGGTACAGCAGCAGCACCAAATGGATATCCAGTTGGTACTGGTATATCATTCCCGCAAAACCCACAAGTAGGTGATTATTTCTTACGAATAGATTATTTACCACAATTATTGTATAGATGGGATGGTAAATTATGGATAAGAATTTCCGAAAATGTTAGAACAGATACAGGATTTACTGCTTCAGATAAGTCATTATTGTCCGGATTTATCAATGACTCTAATGTAACTGTATTGACAAATGGTACTACTATCGCTGAAGCACAACCATTATCTTCAATATTGCAACCTCCGTTAGATCCTATCCCACCAATTCCATAAACAAAGGTAATTCAATTGGCACAGTTTTTTTATGATAATCAGATTCGCAGATTTTTAATTCAATTTGCAAAAATATTTTCCAATTGGTATGTGACTAAAGGAAAAGATCCTGCTGGTAATACAATATATGTTAGAGTACCTATTATGTATGGCGATAGTAGCAGACAGGCTTCTACTATAATTGCTAACAACTCGGCTAGTAATTTACCATCAGCTCCATTGATAACCTATTACATAAGTGGATTAGAATATAATCAAAATAGAACTCAAAATCCTACATTCGTTGAAAAAACACAAATTCGTCAACGAGCGTATAATGCTGATTCACAAACATATGAAACTACACAGGGTCAAGCATTTACTGTAGAAAGATTAATGCCAGTACCTTATACGCTAAGAGTTACTGTTGATTTTTGGACTACAAATTATAATCAAAAATTAGAAATTATTGAACAATTAGGAACATTGTTCAATCCTGGATTAGAAATTCAAAGTACAGATAACTTTTTAGATTGGACTTCTTTAAGCATAGTATATCAAGATGGATTAACATTTACTAGCCGTAGTATTCCACAAGGAACAGGAAACCCTATTGATGTTATGACTTGGAAATTCTACATGCCCATATGGTTAAGCACAACTAGTAAGCTTAAGAAAATGGGTGTTATTGAAAAAATTATCTATAGTATTTTTAGAGGAAGTACCTTACAAGATATACAAGATGATGATTTACTATTAGGCACTAGACAAAAAATTAGTCCATATGGATACCAAGTATTATTATTAGGTAATACATTACAATTATTACCTTCTAATCAACCATTTGATCCACCTAATGATGAGTTTGCTATTCCTGAAGCTCCAAATACTTCATTATATTGGACTTCTTATTTAAATGCCTATGGAGTTATAAAACCAGGTATATCACAAATATGGTTACAAAACCCATATATGGATACAGAAATTGTAGGAACAATAGTTCCTGATCCACTTGATGATAGATTTTTATTATACAACATAGACCCTGATACACTGCCACAAAATACTTTAAATCCTGTAGCCAGTATAATTAATCCACAATTAACTGGTCCTAATGCAGGCTTGCCAGGACCTATTAATGGTAGAAGATATTTAATTGTAGAGAGTGTAGGGGGCGATTCTTCTACTGTAGCTTGGGGAAATCTAAAAGCCAATGCTAATGATATAATACAATTTAATAGTAGCTTAGGAGTATGGCAAGTTGCGTTTGATTCTGAAAATACAACTACCATTGAATATGTTACTAATTTAACTACCAACATGCAATATCGTTGGACAGATGGCAATTGGGTAAAAGCAGTTGATGGATGGTATAATGAGGGTGACTACAGTATTGTAATCTAATTAATAATATGATACAATTTGTAGATGAATAACATATCGGCTGGAATATTCTTTTACAGTAAAAACACTGGACGATTCCTGTATTTACTTAGAACTGACGCTAAGAATCCAGGTAATTGGGGTATTCCCGGTGGTAAAATAGAAAGTGATGAAACTCTATTAGACGGGTTAGAGCGAGAAAGTGTAGAAGAGGTTGGTTATTGGCCCGACAATCCTAAACTAGTACCTATTCAAAAATTTGTAAATAATAACTTTACATACCATACCTTTTTTTCTGCTATAGAAGAAGAATTTATTCCTGTATTAAATGAAGAGCATTGCGGATATGCTTGGGTAGGTGAAGGTCAATACCCCAAACCATTACATCCTGGATTGTTTAGTACAGTAAATTTTGATGTAGTACAAAAAAAATTAAACACACTAATAAAAAAGGGACTTTAAAGTCCCTTTTTTTATTTTAGCAGTTTTGCTAGAGTATCAAATCCCATTGAGCCGATAACTACACCTGCTCCCATCATCATCCAACGCCACTTTTCTAATGAACTAACCTTGTCAGTTAATGCTTTATGAGAAGCGTCATTAGTTTCTTGCAACTCTTTTATTAACTTGTGAGTTTCTTCCGCATTTTTGTCAAGGCATTCATGCACTTCCCTCAAGTCATCTTTTAATTCATTGATTTTTGTTTCAATATTATTAACTTGAACTTGAAGGACGGCAATATCAGTGTCCGATGTATTAACGGATAATGCTCTAGTATTTGCCATGATTATGCGTTATTAACTACAACGATTGGGTTAGGTTGTCCATCGTATGTATTAGCAGCGTATGCTGTGTTGAATGTAGCAATAACATCAGGATTCGCTGTAGTCAATATAGCTGTACCTGTACCTGAACCAGTTGCAGTTGCAACGAATGATACACCAGTTATGTTAGCAGAAGCACCGACTGCTGTCCAATTAGTAGTACCTACACTAAGAATTGTATAAGCTGTACCAACTGATAATGATCCAGGAGCTACTGTAACTTCAAATAGTTCTGATTGATAATTATTGACTGACTGGACATATACTGTTGCTGGTGTTGCTGTTGTTGCAGTAACACTCATTGTGTTTGGTGTTAATGCTGTATTAGCCACATTAGCGGTTGTACATTGTGCAGTTAAACCAGATGTTAAACCTGTTACTAGATATTTTTGCTTACCTTTTTGACGAACAATATATCCTGCTTCATCATTTGCATAAACATACGTATTGCCAACTGCATTTACAAGTGATGCCGGACCAGCTAAATATGCAACTTGCTGTCTTCCAGTAGTTGCAGAAGTATTTGCTGTCATTGCTAATGCAGGGCCACCAATTGATGTTGAAACAGTAAACGCAGCCGAATTAGCAATAGTCTTAACAAAATATGTTGTGCCTGCTACTAGAGTACCTATATTAGCAACAAATTGTATTGGATTGTTTGCAGATAAATTAGTAGCATCACCAGCTGACACACCAATAAAGCTACCTGATACGACAGTATTAGCCACTGTTACATCAGTGTTGCCCGTAGAAGAGACAAATCCTACATCAGCATAATTAGTAGATGTACCATTAATGTTAGCAGTACCTACTTGAATAGCAGTACCTGCTACAAAGTCAGTATCAAAATTAGTATTAGCATCACCAAATACTAATGCACTACCAGTAGATGCATAAATTGTACCTGTTCCTTGAATACCAATAGCAACT